TAACCCTTGTAATAACAAAGAGCACCAGCTAGTCCTAGAGAGGCAATAATAACAAGTAAGGCGTAAGGATTAAGACCCATTGTTCATATCCATATGTTCTGGTTCAGATGTATCCATAGAAGTCCCGGAAAGATTCCCAAGAGACTTCAAAAGGCTTCTGAGGTCTAGATGTCCTACCCCCATATACGCACCACCGAGAGTAGCAATAAAACTAAATCCAGCAATTGCTACGGAACTCTGTCCTTCATGAATAGAATAAAACAGAGCTCCCCAAGCCAACGCGACACACGCAAAGACTAATCTCTTAGAGAAAGTCCTATTTGAGGGTAGGAAATCTTTATTCATATCCGGAAGCTTTCAATAAATTGTCGTATTCTTTGGCATAACCAGCGATGAGTTGAGCCTTGTCAAGAGAATTGATGATACGACGGGCATTGACGAAATCGCTCTTAGTCAACGTGATATAATCAGAGAGTTTTCTACCAGTAAACCATCCTTCTTTCATTCCAGATACAAGTATAACAACAGCGTACTTGCTATCCAAAAGGAGTCTGGGATTAGCGACAAAATCAACACCGAGCTTTTTAGATACAAACTCATAGTTTTTTCTCCAAGTCAGTTGAACATAACCCATTCCGACATGTGGATAGTATTTCTTAGACTTTAAGTAAGCCTCACTACCCATTTCCCGAACAGGCTTCATTGTATGACCGGACTCATGGTATGAAGTCGCAAGGACATACGCCATTTGATTTCGGAGGAGTCCCTGTTTCTTTCCCTCAGCAATAATTAACTGAGTATCACCAAGAGTCAAATTAACAGCCATTCTTCGTCGTCCATTTACCAGGAGTGACTTGAGAATTCAGTTTAGTTCTATAAGTACCATTTGAATTCGTCTTGATCTCACGGAAATTATCACCTCCGACATCTCTCTTACTAGGAAAATTCGGTGTAGTTACTGATTTACCAGTCATACGTTCTGGAGTTTCTGTCACATTAGCTGCTCTTTTAGCATCACGAACTTTGTCATGGTCCATAACAGCAGGATAATATTTCATAGGATTCATGGACTCTAAGTTCTTTGCGTTCTGGGCATAATCTGCATTAGCAGAACGCTTTTGAGCATCGATCTTATCGGCCATTGTATATGCTCTTTTTGCCATTTTTGAAACTCCTTAATAGTAAGCCCATTCGGCTACTGACCATTGACCATTGCTTTGTGAATAAGATGGTGTCGAACTCACAGCACTTGTCTGAACAGGCGTAGAAGCAAAATGGAATCTGTGAGAGGTACTTTGATTTGCATTTATAACCCATCCAGCACCCGAGGCGTCTGTCAAAGTAGATAGTCCGTTGTTATCAGTATAAAAAGAACCCAAAGCAAATCCGCCGTTTTGAATAGCCAAAGCTGGAGGATTTGCTACGGTTCCTGAGCCACTTGTACTTTGATAAGCCGAAGACACCAATGAACTTCTAGTACTTCGATTTAGGACTCTATACCAGGCAACAAAAAATCCACCTAATCCACCAGAAGTACTACCATAAGTAAAAATCACATTATCTGGAAAAGTACTTCCAGTTGGAAAAGGAATAGAACAGATTGCATGACCAGAAGCCGATCCGGTATATCCAACGGGCTGATTGGCATCAATCATAATGCCTGGAACGAGATTACCAGTACCGACTTTGACATTAGTTAAAAAATCATTATTGGCAGATTCTTGAGAGTACCCACCAACAACAAAAAAGATTTCTCGTGTTGGTTCATCAGCCCCTAAATTGCCAATAGTGGCACTTGAGACAGTATAGACAGTTCCGTTGACGGCTGAAGAAGTCGATCCGAGATATTGGACCGAAGTCCTCGTCTTACCCAAGAAGTCCGAAAAAGAGATCGCTCCAGAAGGAACTCTGGCAAGATTTCTTTCAGTAGTTCCTTGGATATCAAATGCGGCATCAGCCGGTCTACCGAGTTCAAGATTGATCTGGGATTTACTTATAGGAAAAGACGATGGTAAAGTCATTTCTTCTCCAATTCTTGTACTCTTTTACGAAGGCATTTGATCTCTTCCCAGAGAATAGCAGTTAAATTAGCATAAGACAAAGAGAGCATTCCGTCTTCGTTTTCATGAACTAGTTCAGGGAAGTGCTTTTGGACGTCTTGAGCAATAAAACCAATACTCTTCTCTCCTGTTTCAATTCTTTCAAAATGAACAGGCTGGATGTCATCAATGGCTTCTGAGACATCATGAAGAGATTTGATGTTTTTCTTCAGTCTTTTGTCCGAAGACGCCGTGATGTCACCAGCAGCGGTGAGATTACCTGAGGTATCAACAGTCATCTGACCAGTAGCAGAACCGATACCATTAGGACGGATAACCATAGTACCAGCAGAGACAGGACCGACGACACGAGAGCCAGTAACAAGAGAGCCTGCAGTGGCTTGAATATTACCACCAGTACTGACGATATTACTGGCACCAGTGATCTGTCCTGTGACATTCAGGGTGCTATTGAAATCACCAGTAGTAGCCTGAACAGTGCTTCTAGTAGTAGCGCCAAGAGAGCCGTTATGAGCGACATTCGAAGTACTACCACCCGTAGCAGTCAGAGAACTAGTAGTAACAGGACCAGAAGTCCAAGTACCAGAGAACGAACCGGCAGCATAAGTACCACCAGTAATCGTCTTACCAGTGAATATCAGTGCAGCAGAAAGACTGAACGTAGGATTGCCAGCAGTACCGGCTGGATTGCTAATAGAGATTTCGTTAGCAGTACCAGCCAGAGTTCTACCAACAAAAGTGTTGTCTGCTGTCTGAACAAGAAAACCATTGGTATTAAAAGCAGCAAGTGCGTCTAGACCGGCATCCCAAGCCTGAGCCTGAGAACCAAGAGACAGTCCTAAAGTACTTCTAGCTGTAGCTGCATCGGCATCATCGATCAAGGTCTTACCAAAGGCAGAAAACCCAAGAGTAGTCAACTGAGCGGATGCATCGGCATCATCCATAAGGGCTCGTCCAGCAGCAGTCAAATCAAAAGTCGCTGCAGTAGTAGCACCACTGAAATACACGCCTTTGTCAGCAGCAAAAGTCAATGCAGAGATCGCAGCAAGATTTGCGTTATAAGCCTGGACGTTACTCCCGATAACAAGACCAAGAGTAATCCTAGCAGCAGAAGCATCTGCATCATCTACAAGAGTTCTACCGAAAGCACTAAAATCAGTCAGAGCCCAAGTCCCTGCACCAGTTGCATAAGGGAGTTTATTAGCAGTAGAAGTCAAAGCAGCAATGGCTTCGAGATCGACATCATACAACTGATATCTTTGCCAGACAGCAGCACCAACGGTATTATCTACACAGACGAAATACTTATCAGAAGTCGTATTGATCCATCTAGAACCCACAGTGTAGTTGTCGTTTTCGTCGTCATTGACAGTAGGATCAGTAGTAGCAGAGACGTTATTGATACCACCAGAACCACCATTAGCAGCAGGAAGAATACCACTGATAGAAGTCGTCAGTGAAATCTTAGGGCCTGAACCAATAGAGCCGTCATGAGTATGACCAGTCGTACCATTAAATGCAGTCTGGATAGCATTGAATTCATTGTTGATGTCTTCAGCAAAGATTGTCAGACCATCACTGATATTGGCTGCTGATTGTCTAGTATAACCAGTCATATTATTTCCTTCCGTTTACGGCATATTCATAGACAATGCCTTGAATTGAATAACAATCATTTGTATCATTTGTAGAGAAAGTGATTCTATTAGAGAACCCAGAACCTTCAATATTCTTAATCAACAAAGGAAGGACTGTAGTGGCGTACTTAGAAGTCCCATAGACGCCTTGACCATATACAACCCCAGAGACATTTCCGACTAGGACATAAGTATCAGGATTAAAGACGTCTTGTGAATTCCAATCGTACTGGATTGCAGCAGTAAGGGTCAATTCTCCTTCGGCTCTGATGAAGACTGAAATCTTATGAAGAGTCTTACGGATTTGGCTCTCACCGAAGTCATTATATGGGGTCGTATAGACAGCAGGAATAGCGGCTCCATCGAAGGAAGTCCCTTCTTCTTGTCTATAGACTTTTCCATTGTAGTCACCATGAAGGACGAATTCTTCGGTAAGGATATAACCAGAAGTACAGACCGAAGTCCTGATACCCTTGAGTTTACTCCAAGACCAACCGATACCTTGATCATTACCGACTAGACCACCCATAATACCGTTATTCTTCTCAGTAGAAAGATTTGCATCCGAAAAGAAACACCTGAATTGAGACTTTCGTCTTACAATTACAGAATTCACACTTGGGAGATCGGCATTAAGGACTAAATCAATGACATCCTGTTGGATGTCTTTACTCTGAACAGCGAGTTCGACGTCACCAATACGATTAGTACCAGCGATTGTTCTAAAACCATCCTGAGCAAGGAAGAGGAGATCACCATTGATTTCTTGGACACCATCCGAAGCCACCAAACCGATGTTCTTTGTGACGTCTTGAAGTACAAAATCAGTACCATCGATAACGATCTTCTTAATCTGTGTTTCACCGAAGACATACAACTCGTCACGGAAAGGCATGATCTGTTTTACGTTAAATCCTGCATTGATCTGACCAGCACCACTGGCTACATTCCAATCAGACTCGTCTAGAGGTTTCGAATAAACGACTAGTTGAGGACTCGTGGTATCACCAGAAACGAAAACAGTATTCTTAAAGATCGTAACGAACTTAGGATCAGCAATACTTTGGTCACCAGTGGGTTGGGTCCAGTTAGTGCCGTCGAAGACGATGACACCATTGGCTCCATCTACAAATACGATCTTATCTGTACCGTCAAAGTTAAAGGTATCATACCTGATCTTATCCATATTGACAGTACTCAACGTCAATCCAGTGGTGTAAGCAGCCCAAGGAGCACCAGTAGCCCATCTATAGAAGTTATAGGTGTCACCAGATTTCTGTTTTCTAGCAGCAATGATGTCATTGACAAAGATAGAAACACCAAGGATTTTACCTTCTGCATTAGTAGGATCGACTTCAGGAGCAGAAGCCTCTAAAGGTTCAAAACCATTGATACGACGATAACCACCAAACAAAGAGGGTTCAAAGTTTACAAGGGTTGTGGCCTGTCCAGGAGCCCTCTCACTCATGAAGAGATAGTTTTGATTGGAGTTCAATCCACCTTCGCATACGAGTTTATAAGATTGAAAACCCTCCATTCCACCAGCCATTATAATCCACCTTTATAGAAATAATACCCATTTCTTGAACGATCACCACCACCGAAATTAACACGTCCATCATATACATAAATAGGATTAGGAAGGAACATATTGACCATATCTCTGATGCCGTCATCAAAGTTCTTCTTTGCAATAGCGACGCCTTGAGGATTTTCCTTAAAGAGGTTCATATGCATCAAGGCACCAGCAAGGATGACATAATCAAACTTATCAGGGATGGTGACTTGATCGTTATAATTTACGAGATCAGCAGGATTTTTGTAATATCTGTACTTAATAGGGTAAGCCTTATTAGGACTAGGAGAGACACCCCAACCTTGACCATGAGAAGGAAAACAGAAAGTCGGTACTCCTCTACCAATCGTGCCAGAGTTGTAATCGGTATCTCTGTAGTTTGTATACCATTCTTCTCTAGAGATAGCAGTCAGTTGTTCATAACTGATATCAAGTGAGTCGTCTTTCTGTAACTGAAAGGAATTCCAATCAGCAGCAGTGAATTGAAGAGGCCAAGGATATTCTTCGACACCGATAATGAGATTTTGTGAGTGTTCGACGGCATTAAAAGGCCAATCGATACGAGACGAGTTTATCTCACGAACCGTATCGAGGACACAGTCCTTAGCGACGGCTTGAATACCGCGAGCAGAAGGAAAATCTGCTTCGGAGATTTCGACGTCATTGACTCTACGGAGGAGACGGTTAGTCAAATCCATATACGTACTAGGCATTAAGACGACTCCTCTTCATAAAGACGTTCATATAAGATATCAGAATTATCGAGTTCATATGGCAAGTCATAGAAAATACCAGAAGCCGAAGGAACCAAAGAAATAGTAGTCGACCCTGTGATTTGAACGATGATATTAAGCAATGCTGATGTACTAAAAGTCAGTGAACTCGATCCAGTCGAGAAAGCACCTGTACCTAAAAGAGTTCCAACTGGAGTAAGAACCAGAGTCGTATCACCGATGCCATAGGCATACAAGTCTCCGGTACCAATACCAGTAAAGGTCAAAGAAGAGCTTCCACCAGATGCATATCCATCTAGAAGGCCATCAAGACCAAAGGTAAGAACAGAAGAACCTGTCCCAGCAGCAACAGCATGACCAAGACCAGTACCACCAAAGGTCAAAACAGTAGTACCAATACCATAGGCAGAAGCCCCAGCGGTACCAGAGGCAGTAAAGGTCAAAGTAGAACTACCAGTACCTCTAAGTGCAGCAAGACCGTTGGCAGTCGAACCAAAGACTATAGAAGTACTTCCTGGTGAACCTCTAGTAATAAGTCCACCAGAAAGAGTAAAGGTCAGAGAAGAGGTGCCACTAGGTCCGCTTGATAGAGTTTCACCAAAAGTGACTTCACCTAAAGTATATGAACCGAGCATGTTACCTCCTTAGGTGAATGTAGGCGAACCTATAAGATAAATAACTCTCCAGTTACTACCATCCCATTCAAGCAATGCACCATCACCAACAGCATTTAATTTCGTAGTACTGTAAGCTACTCCAGAAGAATTGACAATTGTAGAAATAAAATTGATTTTATCAGAAGCATTTGTTCTAGTTAAAAATCGAAGCCACATTCTTTGACCGGGATAACTGCCTTGAATAAGAGCAACGTTTTCATCACCACCAGTACCACCAGAAGTAAATGTCTGTTGATAGAAGTTCTGGTTTAAGAATAGTGTAGAAGCTCCTGTAGTCCTATTCTCAATACCATAGATATCATTGGGGTCCAAAGGAGAAAACTGTAGATTTCCTGAACCAGATGACCTCAGTGTATAATATGGATTAATACTGACACCACCAAACTGGCTAGTGACACTTGTCCAATAGGAAGCACCGGTGGCATCTCTTAATTTGACTTGATTAGTGAGTCCCGAGCCAACTCCTGTAGCGTTTTCTAATATCCATTGGAAATTCCAAACGTCCCAGGAGAGTTCAACCCAATCGTTAGTGCTTACCAAATCAAAGCTGATATCAGCATCAGAGCAAGTCACATGGTCACCACTAGCAGTTCTTTGTTCTAAAAATATAATTGTACGACGACCAAAGGTGGTATCATTTAGATTTGAATTAAGTGTGATTTGTTCTGCGCCGCCAGTGCCACCAGTTTGAATATAAACCAATGGAGCATCAGGAATTTCAACCGGAGAAGCGCCAGTTACAATACGAACAGGAGTACTAGTAGTATAGTCTTCAGCTAAAGGAACACCTAGACGTACTTTTGGATTAGTAGTGAAGTTCACTTTATTCCAAAAAAGATCATCGCCAACTGGATTAGTTGAATAGAGTACGTATTCACGAGAAAGTTTTTGATCAGGACCGTCCCAAAATACTCGACCTAATCCTAATTCCCATTCGGAATTTCCATTCTCCGCAACATAATAATACTTTTCAAATCCACCAGCAATAGACGGTATTGCCTGATTTGGTGTTAGAAAACCATCAATTGCGGTTCCAATGATAAAATCACTCGTACCCGAAGACGTAGCATTCCAATAGCAACGATTTAATTTTCTAGCCATCTAAGAACTCCTTAGTCGGCAGTAACAGAAAGCTGCCCGATTGCAAACGAGGGGGTGATACCATTGGAAACAGAGAGCGAAGCACTGAGCGCACCAGAGAACAGAAGAGTACCGGTGCCCGAAGAAGCCAGACCGATACCGAAGTGAGTAATCGTACTCGTACCACCAGTACAGGCAGGGAAGTTAATCACGGCAGTGTTATTAGCGGTGTTACCAGATACAGTCCAACCACCAGAGTCTCTAGTCACAGCGACACGGGCATAAGACGTATATGCACTTTCAGAAGTCGTCTGGTTACCAGTTTCACCGGGATCAGCCGTATGCAGAGAGATATAGAGGTTAGTCGCAGGGGAAGTCCCAGCATTATCAGCGATGTTCGCAATAGCGGTCGCATTAAAGATCAAAGCGAGAAGCGAAGTCTCGAAAGCATTTGTAGCAGACATAGAAGTTCCTTTCGATTAGGGGGCCATATAGCCTTGAGCATTGACAAAGACACCACCAGTTACAGCGGTTAATGTAACTACTTCAAGTAAGGTATTAGCTGAACCCTTTAAAGGAGGATTGAAGCTGATTTTTGCTCCTTCTACTTCAGCAGTCTGTAGTTTTCCACGCCAGAGGACGGTACCATTGGCACCATCACGGATCGCAATTTCTGTTGCACCACCTAGAGTGTCATGATCTATCTGAAGAGACTGTAGATAATTACGGATACCAGAACCAGCAGCGGTTTTAATAGTAACGGCTGTAGTAGTATTGACGATACCACCTGTAGCAGCCGCATAATTCCAAGAATTACTCGGAGGGATTACCATAAGACCAGTCGTATTACCTCTGATACGATCCATGGTCGTGCCATTAAAGACATAACCAAAGCTCAAACCATAAAGGCCAGCAAACGAAGTCGGGTCTAAGGCATCAGTACCGGCATTAGAGACATCGGCACCATTTGTACCGTTCTGGTCCTTAATAGAGACATAAAGACCACCAGTCGAGTCGAGTTGTAAATCACCACGTTCACCAGGACCGAGATTTGGCAAGCTCAAGCCATGGACACCACCGACCTTAACAGGATTACCGGTATCAGCAGCACCAGAAGCAGAGTTACCTTGGACTTGATCAGCCGTACCACCAGAACCACCACTAGAAGCAGAGACAAGAAGTCTACCATTTTGGTCTACTCGACCAGTAGAAAACTGTCCCTCAGCAAGTGTAGGATCAACAGAATTATATTGCGGATTAAAAGACATTGAATATATCTCCCTTCACTGTCTTATTAAAAAGAGACCCCAGGGGTTTTACCCCCTGAGGCCAAAGAATTAAAAAATTAGGACTTGAGCTGAGCAAGACCCGGATTAGCACGATCCGAAGCATCGACCATCAGGGCGAAGACACGAATCTTACCAGCGGTACCGATAGTCGTACCAGCCGAGATCGTGAGGTCAACCGTATCCGTGTCCTTGAAGACAGTCGGATTAGAAGTCGCGATCACAATCGGGGCGTAATCACCGGCAGCAGCGGCATCGAGATCGAAGGTCGTAACCCAGCGATCAGCGTCACACCGTCACCAAGCGTCACAGCCTGGTCAGCAGAACCACCAGTCACAGCCTGAGTGACCTCAAACGAGGCAGCCAGAACCACGGACTCAGCCGGGATTCTAATCGCCTCAAGGACGTCACCAGACGCAAGGGCAGAACCCTTGGTCGTAGCAGCCGTAGCAAGATCGATTACTCTCTCTACGAGGTAAGGGACCTTGACATTAGACGCACGCGAAGGGCGCTGAGTAGCCGCAGCAGCGGCGAGAGCAACAGTAGCCATATATAATTCTCCTTATATCAACAATTAAGCGTTGATGTTCCAAATCGCACGGACAAGACCCTGCGGCTTGAGAATCTTACGGCCATAAAGATGCATACCACGAACGATGTCACCGAACGAATACGGATCACGATAGCTCTCGGTCTTCTCAAGCTGCTGAGCCGTAGCAACAGCGCTCTGATGACCAGCAACGATAACGCCGTAGTTCGTGCTCGAACCATCAGTATCAATCGTACCCGGACCGGTACCGATGACCGGAAGGT